TGCTAATCTAAAATGAGGAAGAATTCAGAAGTCAGTAGCCAGTAGGAGTGACTTCTGCTTGCTGAATCCTGACTACTGACTTCTCATTTCACTGTTTGGGATTTAGAGCTTAGAATTTAGGATTTTACGTATATGGGTGAGCTAAAGAGTTCCTGGGAAATTGCTCAAGAGAGAGCAAATAGATTGGGCAAGCTGTCAGCCGAGGAAAAGGAACAGCAAGAAAGACAGGGGTATCGCCAAATCGGTCAGTTGCTGGCACAAAAATGGCTGGACGGTTCCCGACAACTGGATATGGCTGCGGAGCTAAACAAGCATGAAGAGAAGGGGAGAGACATAATAAAGCAGGCCGTAATCGAGCACCTCGTAGAGGCTATCGAGTTTACAACTACCCAGGGTATAAATAGCGTGAAAAGGGTAGTCGAGGCGATAAGCAGCTTAAGGCCTGAATTGCAGCCAAAGGCAGAAGAAATAGGCCAGCTTGTTCAAGAGTATGAAGAGGCAGAACAGAAGATAAGACAGGACCTAGAAAGCAACTACAGGGAAACCCTGCACCAATTGAGAATCTCAGGAACAGCAGTGGATGCTATCAATATCGAAACTAACAACCAATGGCAACTAGCCCGGCAGGAGCTCGTTGAAGCTTTTACCCCAAGGCTCAATGATTTGAAGCGAGCATTAATTAGCTAACGGGAAACAAATCATGGCGCCCCCAACGCTAGCTTCTGCTCGTAACGGCCACTGCGGCGGTCGTAGTCGGTTTGAATAGCGAGGACTCGATAGTTCCTGCTCCCCAGGGGGACCCGAGGGTCGTTGACGGATATCACGTCGTAGAGCTCCTGGCCACAGTTTGTTGGAACGATGATTTGACCCCCCAGTGACTTTTGAGCCTCGTGGCGAAGCAGAGCGACGGCTCTCTTTGCAGCCTGGTCGGTTTCTTCGAGGTTGGGGTCATATTCCATGACGAGGGTGTCGATGCCACGCAGGAGATTATCCCAGTCGAAGGCCGACTCCCTGACGGGGGTGGGGGGTACTTCCTCGGTCTCCCCGCTGACCTGGGTGTGGGTGATGGTGAGGTTCTGGTCATACTCCCCCTTAAGAAGCGGGTGATATCCGGGGGCGATGCGGTATTCGTAACAAGGCGACTCGGTGGGTAGTAAATCCTTGACGAAGGCAAAGGCCTCTCTCTGAATGAGGCCGTCGGTAACGAATGATAAGATGCGGTGGACCTGGGTGTGTCCCTGGCTTCCCCCTCTGACAAGGTACTTGGGGTAGAAGTTGTCCATCGTGTCACTCTGAGGAGCGACACCGTTGTGCAAGGGTATACCGAATCTACCGAGTAGCTGATAGAGGATAGCCCAAACCCGGCACGGGACGGGAGGGGAGGTATAGTTCCAGCGCAGAACGTAGCGAGCCGACCAACGGGCGGCGAGCCCCCAGATGTCGGTAGCGTTGATAATTAAGACGGAGGTGTTCTCGCTCGAGGCGAACTGGGAGGAGTCAATCCAGTAATGGCCAGCGTTGGAGGATTCGGCGCCCGCGGTGGTCTTGTAGCCTAGCTTCAAGACAATCTCGCTCCCGTTCGGTGGTGGGGAGCTGAAGTGGGCTTTGCTGTTGTCAAGCTCAATGGTGAGGGCGGGTACGAGACCCGCCCCTACGAGCTGACGGACACGGACAATATAGGGGGTGAGGTCAACGGGGCTGTCGGCTTCTCGGGGTGCTCTCCATAAGCCGCTGGGCATAGACAGCCACCAGTAGGAGCTGTCGGTGATCAGCCGCACGCCAAAGGTTGAGGTTATGGGAAGGAAAAAGCGGGGCTCGGTGATGGTGGCGCTTGACCAATAGGTATCCTTCACCAGATGGGAGAAAAGGGGGCGGTTATACGCCGCGATGCCAGAGTAGCTCTCGACGGCAGTTAAGCACAGGGTTTCGTATGAATAAGGGGAAGATGGGGAATGACAGTCGGGGTAGGTGAAGATGGTGTTCTGGTCGTCGTGGGCTGTGAGGAGAGGGTAGGGAGCAAGGAAGTTGTAAGCAGCACTCAATCGGGAGGCATACAGGGCGTATAGAACTGTGGCGCCGACAGTGTCACTGGCGGCGAATATGAGGGGGAACTCCCCGTCCCGGAAGGTGGCTCCGATTCCGTAGATAGTATCGAGGGCGTGATTGTAGTAATACTCGGTGGCGACCTGGGTGCCGGTATCGAGGACAATAGCACTGATTTTGATGGCGGTCGCAGCGAAACAAACGACGATGTCGGTTGTCCCCTTCCAGCAAGCGGCCATAGAGAGGACGTCGGCACACGATGCTAATTGTGCGTTATTCCAGGACTGGCCGTAGTCGTGGGAGTAATACTTCCAGAGGACGTTGGCGGTGGTGCGGTAGAAGATGTAAACCTTGGCTCCATAAGCGGCGATAGCACAGGGACCGGCGCAATCGGAGGCTATCAGCGTCCACTGATCAAGGGCTGGCCAGTCATTCAAAGGGATGGGGAAGGTGAGGGGAAAGGATGACGGGACGCCGAAGGGAAGCGTCTGCTTCTGGTACAGGAGGGTACTAGACCCTCCACTACGGATGCGGTGCATGCTGCCCTGGCCATCGATGGCGATGCCGTGATGCTTGTCGGGCTCGGTGCCCTCGTAAACTCTCGTCCAGGATAACCTCTTGATGCCCGCCTCGTAGTCATAGACTTTGGCCTCGACGTAGGGGAGGCGGTGAGCTTTCTTCTGGGCGGCGAGGAGGGTGGCGGATAAAGTCTTCATAAGTCAAACATCAAAAGTCAAAAATAAAAATGACAAATTCAAATGCAAAAATTCCTGAGATCCCCGGTTTCGCGGGGATGACTGAGATTGCTTCGTCGCTTCGCTCCTCGCAATGACATTGTGCATGTTAGCCTATGATATAAGCGACGGAGCGGCCGACTGGGGCGCCTGGAGGTGTATATTCGATATGAAGTTTAGGAGCTTCGCTGCTACTCTGTTCGTAAAGCCAATTTGTTCTAGTTGTATTATCAACCTGGGTGCTTCTCAAGTCCCAATCTTCCCAGAGAAGTACTAAAGCATTTCCACTAGCCCAACCTGATAAATTGATGATTGCCTGGATGATCGCTGCTATATCTGGACTGTTATACCACTGATTTGCTGTCCAAGCGGCTATGGCATCCCAATATGCAATGGTAGCCAACCAAGTTCTAGCATCAAAATCTGCTTGTGTACTAAATGTAGCAGGATTAGAGCTATTCTGTCCTCGGATTTTCGAATTGACTACAGTTAATGATTTACTCGCAGATGCCTTAAAACTCAGATAAGCAGCAGTAATTGTTGCTCCTGCCGGAATACCAACATTCTGAAAGCGAAAAGCCATGCCACAACCTTTATAGGAGGAGGCAGCATAACCTAGTGCACCTTCTACCCCAGCCGTGTTCCAGTAATCCCCACTCTTAATCCTTCGGCAGTCATCAGTGGCTTGGCTGACCTGTAAATCTAATGCCATACTAGCTCTTCTCCGCTCTGATGCTTAAGATGACTCTAGTTACTGTGGAGACACTGTCGACGTTGAAGGCGAGGATGTCGCCAGCGGCTACGGAGGTTGTCCAGGTGGTCAGGGTGAGGTCCTGGTTCTTCTGGGCCGATGACAGAGTGGGCTTCTCGCTGCCAGCTATGGTATCAGCTACGGTAGGGGGGAAGTTGGCATAGGTATCCTTCCAGACGTCTATGACGATGCTGCCGGACTGGTCGGCTAAAAGAGTCCAGCCGGTGATGGTACAGGCGAAAGGTATCTCAAGGTGTCCTTTCTGGCCGGTGGTGATGGCGGAGCCTCCGCCGTCGATGATAAAGGAGAGGGCGATGACCTTAGAAGGAATGTCTGAGGTCTTGGCAACCGTGCCGGCACCGACCCCATGAACTCCTGTGGTCAATCCAGCATGGGTAGCAATATCAGCAGCCCAGTTCAGAATCGTCTTGGTCTCAGCCAGCGTTTTCTTGACAAAAGCACCTGCGCCTGAAGCCACTAGGAAGTCATTGGCAGCAGTAGCCAAGGCATGAGTGACATAATCAGTGGAAGCAGTGTAGGCTGCTGTTCCTAGCCCTAAGATAGTCTTGACCTCTGCCAGAGTCTTCTTAATGAACACACCAGCACCAGAAGCTACAAGGAAGTCGCTAATGGTAGTAGCTAGGGAGTGCTTGATATATTGTGTGTGGTCATCGTCACCTAAACCATCGAGTGCTAGCCCATGGTCTAGTTTGCCACCAACTCCGCTACCTGCTGACTGGTGAGTATGGTCTTTCACTTTCTGTAAATCAGCTAGCTCGCCAGATAGACTAGCAACGGAGATTTCGTCAGCTCCTCCATCTTGGTGGCTAGTCTTATGAGTAGCTGGGGGCTGAGGCTGGGTGTGGGTTGCGGCGGTGCGGTGGGTCTCTATCTGGGTTGCCGCTACGCCCTGCTGCTCAAAGTCGGGGTCGTGATACTCGTTGCCGTGGACCTGCATGCCAGTGACCTGGCCGAATTCGAGGCCGTCCTCTGAGGACTTTACTTTGGCGACTTTCCCGCCCTGGCCTGAGTAGCTGGACGGCGTGTCTGTGAGCTGAAGGAATGTGCTTACTCCACCTCCGCCAAGCCAGACCCACGCTGAGCCGTTATAGATGTACCACTTGTGCTCGTCGTCGCGGAAGAAAAGCTGGCGCTCGGCGGGGGAGGAGGGGAAGCTGTTGCCATGGACGACTTCGTGGCTATCCTCGCTCTCCCACTCCGTCTTGGTGAGCTCGGGGCCGACGTCTATGTGTCTGAGTCCTGATTTAGCCAAAGAAAACCTCCTTCGGAGAAATCCTAAATCCTAAGCTCCAAATCCTAAACAAATTCCAAATTCTAATTTCAAAATTCAAAACCTAAAAAAAGAACATTTGAATGAGTTTGGCGATACCGAGCCAGGCGATGACGCCGAGGGCTCGGCCGAACACGTAGTAATGGTGGTCGCCCCTCAAATCATTTAGCAGTTCCTCTAAGGGCTGATACCTGGCTGGCCAAGGGCAAAGGACTTCGCAAAAGCCCTCTACCAGGGCGTGCCATTCCTGATAGCAGTCCAGGAAGGTGCTAGGTCTGATTCCTTTTAGAAATCCTCTATCTGAGTTCTTCATAGCCCCCTCCTATCCACAAAGCAGCATCAGGCTCCAGTCTTTAGGAACAGGAAATATCTGGTCTGTCTGCGGCTCGATGATCTTTACCTGGCCATCCTTATAGTAGCTGAGGACGGCATGGCCGCCTTCTGGTATGCTTACCCAGGTGATGAAGATGGGCATGGCTGCTGTTTCTTCATTCTGGTGGAATATGCCCATAAGGTTGAAGGCGAAGTCGTCGCAGTCATACCACTCGGTCTCATATTCCTCTTTATCGCCCAGGTCGGCGTCCAGAATCATCTGGATAAGCTCTTCATCGGCTTCTTTATAGAAAGCATCGGCGAAGTTGAATACAGACCTGATGTCATAGAATAGCCTGAGTAGATTCTGTAGCCAGCCTTCGCCGGCGATATGGAAAGCTTTCTGGTAAGCGGCTTTTATCTCAGATGAAGGGATATCTCCCCTGACTGTCTTTCTTGTTAGCATTAGCCCTCCTTCTTCCTTTCTGCGATATGGGTGACCGTCCGCTCGGTGAACCACCAAGTAATGCAGGGGATGGCCAGGGCAAGGAACCACTCGGGGACGGCGATTCCCTCGATGACGACCTGGGCAATGACGGCGGCAAAGATGATGGTGACGGCCGGCCTGGCGACGGCTCTAAATAACTCAGTGAAAACCTCCACCAGAGTCGGGCTAGACTTAGGTTGTTGTGACATGCTCACACTCCTTCTTCAAGAGATTGCTTCGCTTCGCTCGCAATGACAGTAGGGATGCCGTGAGAGGCTCAAGGGAGCCCCTGTTTGCCTTTTTCCGTGTCCCTTTATACCTATAACTCCCCTATAACCCCTCTTATCTTAAGAGGGGAACTAGATTAGGGCGCCCAGGGTGTCGGGGACGGACTTGTCGGCCTTTTCATAATGGGCCGCCAGGTGACGGGCGGCGGCGATGATGTCCTCCGGCGAGGCCTGGACTCTTTCTCCCCGGTAACCGCCTCTCGATAAGGCGGCAACAGCGGCGGGCATGCGCTCCCAGTCGACCGACTTCTCGATATCGAGGCGTCCGTGAGCTCGCATGATGTCTTTGGTGTGGTGGGGGAGCTTCCAGGTCTCAGGGTCCTGCGGGTCGCCAACGATGGCGAAGGCTTCTTTGGGTAGTCCCTCCTTGGTCTTTTCCCTTTTAAGTGCGTCTGTTAGTTTACTCATGGTTTCCTCCTTCCCTTTTCAATCATCCTGGGTGTAAAGCGTCCTTCTGATTACTCGGTTGGCCTGGGCAACCTCCTTAAGCTTCTTGTCGTAGCGGTCAAGGCGCTCTGCACCCCAGGCCTTGTATGCGATGGTGCCGTAATGGCCAGCGATAGTAGCTCTGTCCACTGTATAAGCGGCTGCCGACATGGCCAGGTAACCGGTGGCGCCGAGGACGATTATCTCCTCGTGCTCGGTGGGGATGGTGGAAGTTTCGGCCAGGCTGTGCTGCATAAGCCACCTCACCCGGGCGTTGCTGCCGTCGCCCTCGTCCTCCATGTAAACGTGGCCAGTCCAGAGCTCAAACCTCTGGAGATACTTCGGGGCCTTCCCGATAGGAAACTCTACGGAGTCAACTCTAATCAACCCTGAAAGGGAGGAAAGGTCAACCTCGGTATTCCCGTCGGTGGTGGCGATGTCGGTCTGCTGCTCTATAGGGGCGTGGATGGAGTACTCCATAACTACCCTGCTGATGGCGCCCTCTATTTCGGCGGTCGTCCAGTGGTAGTTCTGGGCGTCGGTGTCCTGGAGATCCTCCCGGACTCTGGCTGTCATTTCGGTTAAGTTCATTCGTTAATCCTCCCTGAGAGGGGGAGGGGGTTCGACTCTCCCCCTCCCTTCTCAATAACCTGAAATGAGGCTTCTTTAGTCTCTCACCCCTGTGAGCATGGCAGCCTTCATATAAGAGAATACGGCCAGGCTGACATACCACTTGACCCTGGTCCTGGTGCAGTCCTTGGTCTCGAGAGAACCAAGACGCTCGACCTGAATCATCTCGGGGCTGGATAGGCCACAGACTCCACCCTCTCCCATCTGGAAGGCAAAGATGGCAGAGCAGTCGGACGACGTGCCGACGGTGTAGCTATCCTTTACCCAGTCGGAGATGGCCACAGGGATGCCGTTGAAATACTCGACGACCTGGCCGAGCGCGCCCTCTCCGATAAGTAGATTGGTGCCTGAGGCTCTGGCCAGGGTCACAATCTTTCTGCGGGACCGGCGGCTCATTAAGAGCAAGTCGGGCTTGCCGCCTCGGACCAGGTCAATGAGCTTATCCAGGCTGGCCAGGGAAAGGGTAGCACCGTTGACTCCCGAGCCAAGGTGGCTGCCAAGTCGGCAAGTCCAGACGACGGTGCCGTCGGTAACGGTGGCTCCCTCGGTGGTAGGCCAGGTAGGCTGGGTGGTAGCATGGGAGGTGCCGGCGGTGGTGCACTCGTAACGGAATCCGTTTTCGAGGCCGGCCGTGGGCACAACGAATTGGCCCAATGTATAGGCGGTGCTGGCTGCCCAGGCGGTGCCTTTCATGGTCTTATAGAGGCCATCGGGCTGGTTGGCGTCGACGCCCGAGTCTCCGTTAAGGAAGGTGTTCTCGAACTCGTGCCTGAGAGCCTTGGCCTTCTGCTCGATGACAGCGGCCTCGAGGTCCTGGATGTTGGAGCGGGTGGCTTTGAGGAAGTTGTCCACATCGGCGTCTCCGCCTAAGACACACAGGCTGGCCGAGCACTGCTCAAAGGCGGGCTCGGACTGAGTCCAGGTACCGGTTACCGGGGCATACCAGCCAACGGTCGACAAGGTCTTCTCCCTGTTGTATTTCAGACTGTTACCGACAATCTGAATGAAGGGCAGCTTCTCTAAGATAGGGCTGTCCTTGACTACTGTCTCGATGATTCCTTTAAGCAGGATATCGTTCGAGAGTTTACTGGCTTCTGCTAAAGATATTGTCATAGTTAGCTAGTTCCTCCTTTTTGCTGAATTCCAGCGGCGATCTTGTCCCTGGGGGATAGTCCCTCGAGGGATATCTCGCCCCTGGTGGGTGCTCCCGCGGGGACTTTGGTCTCTCTGGCCTGGGCTTCGAGGCTGGCCTTGACGGCGTTGGCGATGGATAAGGCCTTGGCGACGGAGGCGTCTATCTCCTCAATAGTGGCGCCGACGATGACGTCGCCAGGGAGGGTAGGGTTGGCCGCTTTGACAGCATCGAGGTATTTGGTCACGGCTTTGGTGTAGGCTTCCTTAGTGTGGCCCAGCTCGGCGGCTGCCGCTTCGCTGGCCTGGGAGACTACATTCAGGGAGGCCTCCAGCTCGGTGATACGTTTAGCTCTGTCGGCTAACGCTGCCTCGATTTCGGCCTTCGCCTTCCTCCCTTCCTCAAGCTCGGCCTTGATGATTGATAAGTCCTCAGGGTCTGGGGCAGTATTCCCGGGTTCTTGAGTTTCCAAGGTTTCTTGAGTTTCGTTTTCCATACATTTCTCCTATCCCTCTTGAGATTGCTTCGCCCTTTGCCGAGCTCAGGGCTCGCAATGACAAGGGGTTGAGTTATTACTCAGGCACTTCCATCTCTGCGGCTACCGCTCTCTCTCGCTCCGCCACGAGTGGACGCTGCCCTAAACTCCCTGTTCATTTCCAGGATTTTCTCCCTTTCCTCTAGCCACCTGTTGAACTCCTCATCAGGGTCCTGGATTCCCATTTCGTCCATAGCGGTTCTTCGTGAGTGGACTCCCGCCTGGACCAAAAGCTGCTCGGTCTGGGCTTGCCTATCTGCATCCTGTGGCAAGATAGGGCCCCAGACTACTCTATGGTTTACTCCCTCAAAGTTCTCGTTCATATATCTCTCAGCGAGCTTCAATATCATGTCGTTTCGCTGGTGATACACGTTCATCCTGATGGTGCGTTTCCTGACTACCTTCTGGATAAGGCTACCGAGCTCAATCCTCATAGCTGAGCCTGAG